TTTTCCTTTTTATCTTTGGCGGCTTTTTTCATTGACTCTTCTTTATCACCGTCACCATCTATATCTATGTAATCTGGTTTTGCTTTTTTCTCGTCAATTTTATATGCTTGCCAAGCTTCAGTAATATCTTCTACTTTGTGGTCAGCATATACATTTGTCTCTTCTACCTTTACAGGCATACCATCAGCACCCAAATAACGTCTTAGGCTTAGGTCCGCAGGACTACCTAGTGTTCCTTTGTACGGTTGTGGGTTTGGTTCAGTGGTTGCTTCGCCTGGCATTTCTTCTGCCACGGGAGCATCTCCTGTAAGTTGGTTTAATTGCTCTGGAGTAACCAATGCAATTAACGCTCTCATACCTTGGTTTTGATCCATTGGCTGTTCTTGCACTGGTGTATCAACTTGAACTTGTGTTGGTTCTGCTGACTTTGAAACTCCTGCTAGTTTTATTAAGTCATCTAAATTCATTTTTTTACACCTTATATTCTGTTTGTAATTCGCTCTTAGGAGCATTCTTAATCATTTTTTCATTGTAGGCATCACCAAAGTGATCTTCTACTTTTATTTTTTCTGCTTCACTGTAATCAGCATCTGCTAATACACTTTTAGCTTCTTCATCGGACTCATCTTCTACATCGATGTCCCATAATTCTTTGTTTTCTAACATACTGTGTACAATCATTTCACCTAAACTAGCTCCACAAATGCTTGCAATTTCTTCATGTAAAGCATTTGTTGTTGCTGGTAATTTTGTTGAAAAATCATACAGGTAAACTTCTTGAGCAGAATAACCTTCAAACCCTTTTGGTTTGTGCATAATTGTTTTCTTTGGTGCACCCATGCTTTCCATATTGTACTTTTTCATGTGTGTTTCTATACGATCCATATGTTCATCTGAAATCTCAACCAGACTGCGTAATCTAAATTCATATGTTTTTTCAGATTCCGCTAGATATTGTTTTAAACTTTTCATCATGATTTCCTTAACTAAATTTATTTATCTGATTTATCCATTTTTTCTATTACAGCATTTATCAAACTATTACGATCAAACTCTTCTGCTTCTCCTTGCAACGGAGTATCTCCATTTAATTTTATAGTTTGTTGATCAAATTTTGCCTTTTGTATCTGTAATTGCACCATTTTAAGTTTTTTATCCATTTTTGCTGTCTTAGCAGTAATGGCATTGGTCATCATTTTACTAGCTACATCAAAAACACCAGCCGCATGTCTATCTTCTACATTCTGACCAAGGTCCATTAGGTCCTTGAATGCATTCATAGCTTGCCCTGCGTAGTTGTCCATATCTGCATCTAATGCTTCTAAGTCTCTAACTTGTGGAAGTGCTTTGTCAATTTTATCTGCAACATCTAATTGTTGTTGCATTTTATCGAAATCCAATCCCATTTCTTCTTGTTGATCAGTTGGATAACTAGAATTGGTTTGACTTTCAATTGGTGGGAGATCAAATACATCTTCAATTTTCTTGTTCATGCTTGCTTCCTCTTTTTAGGATTATTAAATAATTCATTTTCTGTCAGCACCCTAAATCCAACACCTTTTTGCTGACAAAATATCTTTGCCGCTTGCCATTTAGCTTCATTTACTATAGCTTGAGCTTTTTGCATATTACTTCTTGCATATGCTAGTGTCTGTCCAGCTGGTTTTATTTCAATCATTTCTGCTTTACGATTCTTGTCTTTGTCTTCATATATTATAAAAAAATCAGGAACATAATGTGTATTTTTGCCTGTAGCTGGATTTCTATAAGGTATCCTATGTGCTTCACTTGCCCATGCTAATATATTTGGATGAGTGTCGCATACTCTCATAAATTTAAGTTCCCAACCACTTCTATATTTAGGCTTATGCTTGCCTATATATTTGTTAGGATTATGCATTTTGTAAATGCCTTGCTGAAATTTGTGTGCCATTACAGTAGTATTTATTTAGACTACTCTTGAGGCAGTTGACCTTCTGCAAGTCCTGATGTCGGATTTTTTTGAAATACAAATGTCTTGCCATTTACATTTCTTAGTGTTTCTTTACTTGGGTCATAACTACCTGTAAATGCTCTACCTGATTGTTCAGCATTGCTTTCAAGTATAGGTGGTTTTTCTACTATAGGTAATCTATTGGTTTGAACTCCTGGAATATTTCCAATAATTTGTTCACTCTTTTGTACTTTTTCTTCAGACTGTTCGTTTTGTAATACATCTATGTTAAAATGTTCAGGTTGAAATACAACATTATATAATATAGGCTGACTATCTGCGTAATTTAAAGTGTCATGATTTATTGATTGTATCATACAATTAAACAAGGTAATTGTTCTACCACCTTGAATTGAATCTTTATTGTGAATTTTTATTTGTTCAAACATAAATCTTTTGTCCTGGTCAACTGATTTAGCACCAAATGGATGACCAGCACCTGTTTGAAACTGTTCGCCTAGCATATTGTATCCGCTGAAATTGTTTGTATCTAAATTGTGTCCATTGAAATAGTGTTGGCTGTATGCTTTCATAAGGGTTTGAAATTGATTGTCTTTTGTATCATAAAATGCAATTGGTACAGTACCCACTGTCATTCTAGTAGGAACATGTCTAATTCTATTGTATTGATTGACAGAAGTTATTCCATAATCAACATCTGGCAAACCTACAGTAGATACCCTATCAAATACAAAAGTTTTCCTTATACTGGAATCTTCTAGTGTAATACCTTCGTTGAGTATAAATTCAATATAAAAATTATATTTTAAACGCGGAAGTAAACTATAGTCTCCGTCGAGACCAAAGTATTCAGCCGCTCTGTTAAGAGGGCCGGTACGGCTAACTATACCCATTTGCTAATCCTTATGTAGCAGTACCAGCACCAGTAGCATTACTTAAAGTTTGATCAGGATCTGTACCTGTCAATGTAGCTTGACTACTTGCATCAAATATTTCTGCATTGTCATATCGTACACTTACTGTAACTTGTACCTGTTCACTGCTTGCATATGCCATTTCACCATATTGAATATTAGAAATGTAGCAACCTGCTAGATCAAATGTATCAAGTATTCCGGGTGTTGGGTTAGCTCCATCCAATGTTTCAACTTTCATTTGAAACTTGTATGCGGCACCAGCTCTAGGAGCTGATTGATTTGCAAAGTCAATTTGTCTATTAAGTTGATTATTTAATTCTCTTAATACTGCACTGTCAACATCATCTCTGAGAACCACTGTAACAGGATCCCATGTGTGTTTACCAGCCAAATAAATTCTACTGTTGTATGCATCTACAATTGTCTCGTCGTGTGTTAACGCTGGTCTGCTTATACTCACAACGCTACGTGTAGGCGTTGTACTAAAGCCTTCTCCAATAAACGTAACTCTAAAACGATACTGGAGTTTCGGCATAATTGTTGTGGTGTTGCCCGAATTGTCTGGTACACCTAGTGTTGTAATAACTGCCATCGAAATCTCCTCATATTATCGGCTAACAGTATTTATAAGTTTTACTCAAAAAATTAGGCGCTCCAAGGCGCCTAATTAAGTATTAAGTTAACTTTTTTTAGTTTGTAGCGGCTAAAGTGCCTGTATTCACCAATCTAATTGGAATGTAGATAAATTCTGCCGCTTTTGCAGGTTCAATTGCAACATCAACATAAAATTCATTTCTATCAATTCTTGCTGGTGTATTGTTACTTGTATCACAAACTACTGCAAAATCATTTAGACCTCTTCTACTTAGAATGTCTGCTAAGAATCTTTCAAATGCAATTTTTGCTCTTGCTCTTGTTTGTTCATCATTTATTTCAAACAAGAAAGGTCTTGCTAGTTCATCAAATCTATCTCTGAGATAAGCCACAAGTCTTGCTACATTTACTCTATCCAATGCACTGGTTGTACCATGTAATGTTTTTTGTCCAAAAATTACTGTACCCGAACCACTAAATGTTGTAATTGGATTTAGTTTAGCAGTATACATTGAATCACGTTGTCCTTGCGTTAGGCTAACTGCTTTGAATTCACCTTCTGTAGTAATATGACCTACAGATGTTGCATTTTGCACAACACCTCTTGTTAAGCCAGCAGGAGCGAACCACTGAAAGCTGATGTTGTCATTGTATGCAAAAGTGTACAGTGCCATATGACTTGGAGGTACTGCAACTGTCAATCCACCTAATGGTTCAGTTGTTTGTCCAGCTGGATAGTAAACTGCACTATATGTGTTTTTGGTTACTAGTCCATCTTCGCCATTTTCTGTTGCATTTGCTGTGTTGCTTACCCAATTTACTGCGGTAGTTGGAGTCTTACGCATTGGTGTATCAACAATTATAAATGCTGTTTCACCTCTGTCGCTATTGAGTGTAACCATTTCATCTACTAGTTCTGGATAATTTGGTGCGGCTATAAGACTAAATCTATTTCCAGGATCTCTTAAATCCGTACCAACAGCAACTGATTGAAGTTTTGTTGCAATTACACCACGTTGGGCAAATCTTCCAAAACGTCCACTACCATCTGCATGATTGCTAGCACCGTTTCTCCAAGCACTAGCTGTTGTATTATATGCTCTAACAGTATTTTTACTTTGAGCCATATTAATTACAATCATACCTGCTGGATAAACGCCTGCACTTGGTGCACCTGTAATAGTGGTTGCTTTACCACCGTTGCTGTTATCACTAGCTGTGTCTGTAATATCAGCAAACAATACACCGTTAGATGTTGTTTGATCAGTGTTATCATGTAATACCCATGCACTGTTTCCAACATTACGTTTGTAAATTTTTGGATATGCACGTTCATTTGCTTGATTTTCTGCCGCCAATGCAGTATCAATCCAAATATCACCTGCACTTGGTGCAGTTGGTGCAGTTGTGCTATAAGTTGGTGTTACTGGTGCATAGCCACTATCAATAGTGTACACATCCAAACTGTTAATTGTGTTATCAAACCAATATTGTCCACTTGCTGGTGATGCAGTTGGAGTATTAGCCTGTACACTAAGATCAGGAGTTGTCAAAGCACCTACTGTACCACCTGTCAAAATTTCTCTTACTACAATTGTGCCTCTGATATTAGCTTGTTGGTCTAGTAAAAGATTTCCAACAACGGCTGTAGTAGTAGTGAGTACACTTGCACTTGAACCGTCTTGTGCCACAAAGTCACCAATTGCACCAGCACCATCTGCTTGAGTTGTGCTTACGCCTTGTACTGTTTTTGCAACAAAGGCTGTGCTTGTGCTACTGTAGGCAAAGAATTTTAAATCAATACCGTTTCCAGCACTTGTAGTTTTAATCCAAATATCGCCTGCGTTTGGCGAAGCAGGTGCACTATAATGTTCGTCATATGTTGCAGTTCCTGCGGCAAGTGAATTATCAATCAATTCCCATGAACCGCCTGCGCCGTGAAAGTATTGAATACTGAGTTGTCTTGCGGCTGTAGTTGCAGTTTCATTATCATAATGAATTACAACCAAGTATGTATCGTTAGTTGCGGCACTTGCGGCTGTACTAGGTGTAAATGTAGTATCACCGTCCAATGGTGCTTGTGCGCCTGTTGTGTTAATTTCTATAGTTGGAATTTTGTTTTCCCATGTGCTGTTTGTTGCACTCCATTCATGAATTCCATATCTACTTGCATCTGTGTCTAGCCATAGACCATTTGCAGTTGCATATGCACTTGTTGGTGCAGTTGTTGTTGCTTCAAGTTGACCTAAACTTAAATCAGCACGTACAACATATGCTTGATTACCTTGTCCTAGATAACTGTATGCCGCCATTAAACCATATTCGCTGGTCTCACTGCCTTGCACTACAGCGGTTCCACTTTTAGTGAATGTTGGATTGCCAAAGAATTGTGTAAGTTCTCGCTGACTGGTCACTTTAACGACCTTACCAGCATTTGCACTTTTAGTCTGTGCGGCTATTCCATCTGCTTCACTGCCAGTTGGGTCAGTTTTGTCCTGACGTGTTGCAACCAATAATAGTGGTACTGTACCGGCGCCTGGGGCACCATAAGCACTTTCATCTACTACGGAAACATTTACGCCTGGTGATGTTAAAGTTGCCATATTTTTTGCTCCTCTGATAAAAATAAGTTGTTACATATATTTACCAAATCAGCTATATATCTAGGGGGTTATGAAGGTTAACCTAGTATTTAATTTTAGTCAAAAAAATAGGGCAAATGAATGCCCTATTTTATAAAATTAGTTGCTAGTTATTATGCAAAAACTTTTGCTCTGCTACCATTTACATCACGAGCAGTAATACTATATCGTGTGTAACCTGTAGTAGCAACATCAGTCTTTACATTTAAACCAGCTGATTTCATTTCGCTCATCCTTGCAGGAAGTTGCTGAATGCCAAATCTAGCCTTTGCGTCTTTGGAAGTCAAAGACTTACCAGTGCCTCTGAGGTAATTCTCAAGAAAGGTTTTCTGGTTGGTTTTAATTGTTGTAAAAGCCATTATATGCCTCCATTGTTTTAATTCTCTCAGTATAACATATACTATATAGATGTCAACCTTTTTTATTATATTTTTTTAAAATAATGTATCTGAAAGGAAAATTGTTTGATCTCGTTCAGGACCTGTTGATATCAATACTACCTGACGCTGACAAAGTATTTCAATCCTCTCTATATATTGTTGTGCAAGTCTAGGTAAATCTGCATACTCAGTTATACCTATTGTGCTTGTACGCCAACCAGGAAGTGTTTCGTATTTAGAATCATCAATACGTATTTTAATTTCTTCTAAGTCATCAAGCACATCAATTTTAGTTATTGCTATACCAGTGACTCCATTTAGCATACAAGTACGTTTTACCTGTGGAGCATCAAACCATCCACAACGTCTGTCTCTTCCTGTGACTGTACCTTTTTCTTTACCTACTGTAGCAAGATGGTCACCAATTTCATCAAACAGTTCTGTAGGCATAGGCCCTTCGCCTACTCTTGTGGTATATGCTTTGGTAATACCTATGACATTTGGTATGCGGTTATGTGGAACACCTGTGCCTATGCTAGCCATTCCAGCAAGGGTATTGCTACTTGTTACATAAGGATATGTGCCAAAATCTACATCAAGCATTGATCCTTGAGCACCTTCAAAAACAATGTTTTTGTTAAGGTCTGTCATTTCATTTAAAAAATTTGCTACAGGAGCAACATACTGTATTATTTCATCTTTTATTTCTAATAATAAATCTAATATTACTTGTGTGTTAAATCCGTGATACTCACTTGCAATTTTTAATCTATCTTTTAATAAAGCTATATCTTTAAGATCGCCAACTTTAATTGCACGTCTGCCTACTTTGTCTTCATAAGCAGGCCCTATACCTCTTCCAGTAGTTCCAATTTTATTACTGGTTGTTTCTTCTCTGGATTGATCCAAGTGTTTATGATAGGGCATTATCAATGGAGTATTTTCAGCTATCAACAATCGTTTAGTATCAATTGTAATACCTTGCGAACGTATTAGATCTATTTCTTCAATTAGTTTCCATGGATCTAGTACAACACCATTTCCAATTACTGTAATTTTATCTTGTCTTATAATACCACTGGGTAATAAACTAAGTTTAAAAACCTTATCTCCAATTACAAGTGTGTGACCTGCATTGTGTCCGCCTTGAAATCGCACAATAATATCAGCCTGTTCAGACAACAAGTCAACTATCTTACCTTTGCCTTCATCTCCCCATTGTGTGCCAATTACTACTAAATTGCTCATAGCTTATCTATTCTTTTTTGATGCCTTCCACCATCGAATTGTGTTTCTAAAAATGTATTTACTATATTATTGACTAGTGATGGATTTGTAACTCTTGCTCCTAAACACAATATATTGGCATTGTTATGCTGTCTTGTCAGTGATGCAGTTTCTGTATCTTTGCATAATCCTGCTCTTATTGCAGGATTTCTATTTGCCGCCATACTCATTCCAATTCCAGTTCCACAAATTAGGATACCATATTTTACTTCGTTGTGTTCTACTGCATCACAAACCAAATTCGCATAATCAGGATAATCACAACTTGTAATACTGTAAGTTCCAAAATCTTTTACAGTATGTTTTTTCCTTGTAAGAAAGTTTGTAATTTGTTCTTTTAAAGTGTAACCGCCGTGGTCACTTGCTATCCCAACTATCATCCCCAATCCTTAAAATCACCAGCTTCTTCATTGTCATTATACCCTTTGGTATAAGCAGTGATTTCTGCGGCTGTCATCAAAGCCATTGGTATTTTCTGTGACTTCATTGAGTCACCAGTATAATAGTGAGGATCAAATCCTCTTTGGTAGTAGCTATCTGCTCCACCTCGGTCATAAGGACCGCCATGTCTATCATCATATTCCATTAATATTCTCCACGTTATCAAATTCAACCACATAAGTCTTAGGTGTTCCATCTGATTTAGAATCTAAAACTTCAAAAAGTTTAGTATGTAAATCACGAGTTGTAATAGTGCCAGTGCTTGTGTAGTCTCCATATTTTTCAATTGGCAAATCTGCCAAGCTCATCATACCACCTGGACGACCAAACATGTCCAGTGGAATATTTTTAAGGGTAAAGGTACAAGTGTATTCTTTACCAACTTCCATTTTTTCTGGGGTCATTGTACATATCCTTTCGTAAATGCTTTTCCTGTTAGAGGAGACACATTTAAAGCAATCTCCTTCTTGAATGCCTGATAATCGGCATCATCGTCAGCCATATCAGCTAACCATTCATCCACTGTTTGGACATCAGCAGGATACTCTTTGTATCCAATGCCGTTCTCAGAGAACGCCGCCATCACAAATGCAGTTGCATTCTGCATGGAATCCACATCAGATACGATGTAGGTTGAACCACCTTTGAACTTCCAATAGGCGTTACCAGAAGAATACAATCCGTCCTCTGAATGAGCACCATAATTTTCAAGGGTTTGTGTGTGAACTACGAACATATTTGCCTCCTATGCAAAAAGTGGTTTCATTGTTGAGTAAACTTTATTATAGGCGTTTACTTCATATACCCATGTTTCAAAAAACGCATCATCATCTTCATATAAAGATTCATCAGCACAATATCGTTCCCAATGTTCATTGACATGTTCCATACCTTTAAGCAAATCGTTGTCAATACTAAGCACATTTTTTGCTTCTTCAAAGGTCATTTCCATCTTATGAAAGTTTGGGATTCTGAACATTTATTTCTCCGTTGTTTTTTAGCTTATGTATACACTATAACACCAAGAGCTCTTACTGTCAACCTTTTTTATACAATTTTTTTAATTTTCTTTAATAATTCTTCCAAACTATTATCATTATATATGATATGATCAAATGAATTATCCTTATCTATCCATGCCCATTCACTAGCATGTACGGTTAAAGGGTCTATATTGTTGTCACGTTTATCAATAAACCAACCAGGTAGTTCGCCTCTGCGAACTTGCCATACTTCACCTTGAACATTTTGTATCATTTTGACTTCGTTTGGAAACCTTACATCCGGTATTACCCAGTTTGTATCTGGATAGTCAATTATTTTTTGTTTTACAAGGCTTACCCAAATACCATCAAAATAACCATTACGCATACAATCAGTACCAAATAATTGAAGGATAAGGCGCGGAGTAATTGTCTTACCAGTTTCTTTTGACCAGAATTTGTCTTTTTCTTCTCGCCATTTTCTTGATTCATCATTATCTCCTTCGAGCATTTGCCTATCCCAACCAAATACTGCTGATACACCGTCCTTCAATTTGTCGGCAAAACTTAGTTTTTTAAAGTTGTGATGTTCTACTAGTATGTCAGCAACGGTGCCTTTACCACTACCGATTAATCCGCATATTCCAATAATCATAGTTATATATTATAAGGGAAAATAAATTTTGTCAACCAATAATTACGCCGAGACCTTGTTGACCTTCTGCATAGTATTTTAGATCTTCTTCAAGTTTGTCGATTGATGCTTGAGCATCCATACGCAATGCATCTGCATTAAGGCTTGTTCCACCTTGTGGACCAGCTATGGTATTAAACTTGCCTCTAGCTTCAGCAAGTATTAGTTTACTGTGTGCTAGTGCATAATCTTTAAGCCAAGGACTACTATATGGATCTTGTAGTAATTCTTCGTCACTACGTTGTTTGTAAACATGTACAAATACAGTATCGTTGGTTTTTACTTTTCTATGTAATAGTAATTTTTTTGTGACTGTGTTCCAAGTAAATGTGTAGTTTTCACCAAACATTTTACCCAAGTGTTCTCTATGTTGGCTTAGGGCATCATATATTGCTAGTCCGCCAGCTCTACCACTGTATAACAAATAGTTGTTTAAATATGCAGTTTCAAATGGTTCAATATCTCCACTGCTAGCACTATTCAATGTTCCACTACTGCGTCTGTATACATCATAAACGTCTATTACATCAGAATCTAATGTATATTCACTTACTTCTCTAATAAGTTCTAGTTTGACAAAAGCTTCTTCTACACTATTTTCACTACGTTGCCTGTATTTTTCAAAACTTTTTTTCAAAGCAACATCATAGTGTTCAGGGTCGAGTTCAACGTCGACCATTTGCCCACCTAGTCTGAGTTCGATTTCTTTAATTAATTCATCTCTTAGTGCCATACAAGTATTTATTACTTAAAGGCTTTTAAGATAATGGTGTCTGCATTAAACCTTCCGTTCAATTTGGTTTCAGTTGTTTTGAGATATCCAAATTGTGTTTTAAGTTTGTGTTTTGTAACACGTTTCCAGTTGGGAAGCACTTCATCTGGTTTTCTTACTGTTTTCTGTGTACTTCTATTTGTATCAAAATGTTGTAATGTTGTGCCTTTTACTTTGAATTGTCCATGATCTTCTGCATAGTATATCCCTAGTTTACGGTTCTTGGTATTGAACACAACCACGGCAGTTGCATCTATTATATCACTAGGATTTACACTTGCAATACCAAAGTCTCCATCACCGCTTTTGTACTTTAACTTTTTAACAAGTTCTTGAGCACTTTTTACTTTAGGCTTTCGAACTGCCCTGTGTTGCTTTTGTTCTGCTTTCATAATTTCAATAGCATTAAAAAGTCTCATATAAAAGTCTGTTAGTTCTTTTATTTGAGCTTTACTATATGTTTGGTAACCTTCAGCAAGTTGTTGTTGCATTTCGTTACGTTTTTTTGCAACTGGTAAATTGTTTAGTTCTTGCAATTCTTCATAAGAGCCAACAAACCAATTCGTTACAAAACGCAAATGTCCAAGATTGATATTTTTCTGTTTAAAAAGTTTCAATGGCATTTTGTCTTTAAGTGGATTAGATTTACTATCTCGCATCCAGTCGTCTATCCATTGGTCAAGTTCTTCTGTTTTTTCACTTGCAGTTTCTTGTAAACGTTCTTGGATACTAGGAACA